GCCAGATATTATAGCCTGTTGCCGCGCATCGTTGTACCCACGGTTTATTGAGTCCATAGCCTCCCTATATGCCTCTGTTCCAGGTCTAAGCCCTGCTGCTATAAGCCTTGAGTTTTCTTGCTCCCTCTGTTTTTTTGTGCCAATATCGACACGCCCCATCATGGCATTAATTACGTCGTCCCTGTATTTCTGTGATGAATCAACTTGTTTTGCATCCATTCGTCCGGTTTTAGCCATCACGGCCCCAAGCCCCTCATTAACCCTGCCTGTGCCTGCATATTGAGCATAACCCGTATCGGAATCCCTAAGCGATCCTGGAGCGACCACATCTTCTCCGGTTCTAAAATGCCCTTCAGAATTAGCGCGTATATTATGGGCGAGGTTTTTACCAGCGCCCGCTGACTCCTGCTTTGCCCAATCAGTTGTGTCCTTTAATTGCTGTTCTGCTTGCCCCAATCTCTGTGTAACCGTAGGTTGATCACCATTCCAAGTTACTTCTTGACTGCCATAAGGATTATAAACGGTAGGGTTATTGACTTTACCCGTGGTAAGCGCAGCCTCTTTATTGGCTGCTCCCTGTACCGTTGCTGCACCTACATAATCCGGTGCAGCCGGGGCTTTAGATGATCCCATAACATTTAACCTTTAATATTAACCATTTACAATTATCCGCTTTAGACACATAAAGAGCGGCATTTATCTCTTTTAAATCTTTTACTTTTTTAAATCCCATATTCCTGGCAAGATTGGCTATCTCTTTATTGGCTGCTCCCTGTACCGTTGCTGCACCTACATAATCCGGCGCTGGTGGCGCTTTAGATGATCCCATAACATTTAACCTTTAATTTTAACCATTTACAATTTTTAGCTTTAGATACGTATAAAGCCGTGTTCGTTTCTTTCAAATTCTGTACTTTTTTAAATCCAATATGAACAGCCAATCTTTCAATTTCTTTGTTATCATTTGAGATGTAGCTTATCATTGCCTTACATCCAACCTGAACAAACGGGTAGTATTGGGTGAACCAAACATAAGATCGAGGTATAAAAGCTCCATTTTTTTGGTAATAATGAACAAAACATGATTCATTGACAAAGTTGTTATAGCCTGTAACAGCAACTAATTTGTCATTATTTTCCAGCCCAATGCATACAACCATATCAGTTCCTGCCACATTATAATTATCGTGAATCCATTTTTGACATCGCTCAGTATCATCATCAATAATCCTGTAGCTCATAAAACGCTGCCATCCTCATACATATAGTCAATCGATATTATTTTTAACGGAACCTTCCCGGATACTTTTATTTTTGTAGCCCCGCAAAACCCTTGCCAACATGATGGTGTAATCCAGGTTTTTGTAATTAGATTAGCAGACCCCCATAATGAAATGCCCCATAATGCAGAACCCCATAATGCGCTTGTCGATGCGCCTGCTGAAGCTGTTCCGATCAAGGGTAAATCATTAAAATCTACATCAATGTCAGATAAAAACGGAACGGGGCCATTGCTTTGAATAGTTGGCCGGTACATTTTAAATAATTTGTTTCGTCCTTTTTGACCGAAATAATTAAATGCTGTTTTAAAATAGCAATCTATGTTGTTTCCTAAATCGCTCGATCCAGTCCACGCCTTATAAACCGTTGTGCCTTTGCAAAAGTATAGCTCATCATTAAACTCTATTAAATCCTCTGCATCCCAGCCAACAAATCTGCACCATGCACCTGTTATGGTGTTCATCACATATTGATAATGCGTTCCGTTTTCCACTATCGGTACATTTACCAAAACAGCTGATTGTATTGGAAACTTAACTGCTGTCCATCCAAAGACATTTCCATAAGACCGTGCCGCGTCATTGAACGCGGTTTGAATTTTATTAGTAACCGCTGATTTATAATTAACGCCATTATCATTTGTCAGTGCTGAAAGCGGGAACGCCCCGTGCTGAGTTAGTATGACAACGTCAGAACCAATGTTACTAGCGCATTTACGTCCCAATGGCTTACTTATCCGGTAAACACCGGCTAGTACAAAATCAGAGGCTGGGTTAACGCCCTCAAATACAATCAGCTCTCCCTCTGATGTGATAAACACTATCCGCTCATTTGGGCCATTGCCCGCATCAACAGACCATGTGATAACAGCCATCAAATAACCGCCCTGTTTGCACAGTCCTGACAGATTAAATTTTGTCAATGCCCCACCGGCAACGCCAGCGCTTAGATACCACCAATTGAGCGTGTTTACTTCTATAAATGATAGCCTGCCTTTGAACATATTAGGTGCGACTAATTTTGTTGTAGTAACGCCAGTTAATGCAGGTATTGTAGCGCCATCTACCGCCGTCCATGTTGTTCCATCGTAATAGGCAGGTTTGTCAACTCCATTGCACATTACCAGCCAATCGCTAGTGCCATCGCCGAAACTTAACCATTGATGCTTGCCGTTGGTGCGCGCAAGTACGGACGCTCCAACAGCGCCACTTGCTGTTACATTAAATATACCTGAATCTGTTGAGCAAAACATTTGATTAACACCTGACGGTTTGTTATATTTAACCAATGTTTTCCCGGTACCTGTCATTCCTGTAGCAAATTCCGTGCTACCGCCTCGTGATTCTACGTAGCCCGTGCGAGGATAAAAATTATCCATAACAATAGCCTCGGTCGGCTGCATATTTGACAGCGGGTCTATATTATTCCATCCGCCGATAGGTGCCTCATTGCTTATAAAGCTTGATACGGTTTGCCTTCCCCTGGATTTGTCTTGCGTTGGAGTGCGCATTATGGGACAGTCCAATTACCATTAGGAACAAATATACCCGGCTTTGTTTCGTGTCCGGTTTCGTCTGCAAATAATCGCTTAGCGCCGCCATCACGCCCCATAGCGTCCTTAACTTGAAGCTCATAAGAATTAAATAATTCTGAATAGGCTAGTCCCTTTTCACGCATCCATCTCCAGCGCAATCCTAATAAATGCAACTGCTCAGGCAATACCATAAGATCGGTATCCGCCGTAAAAAACTGCTTTGGGGTACTGGCTTGGTCTGTAATCCCATAGGCTGATTCATATTCCCATTTCCATGCATGGCCAGCGGCAGGAATAGGATTTACCAAAAGATTGTTGCCAAGGAACCGGAATTGAAACCTCGGGCCATTGACAGCAACAGCTTTTAATGCTTGCCATTCCTGTCCGTTCATAGGGCCAATAACCGGCAGTTTGTCAGTATCGTCCCATATTGTATTATTGCGGATAAACCCGAACCCGGGGCATAGCGTATTAATATTCCCTTGATTTTCTGCTGCAATAGTGGTATGCGACTTCTCAAAATTCATCGCCTGCCACGTATGACGCGTGGTAAGGTCTTCGATCTCTTCTTCCAGCAAACCTAAAACCTGAAGAATTTGCTGGTCATTAGTCGAGAACACGCTAGAAGGACTGGCTATTCCAGACCTTACGCAAAACCTTTGAATTAGGGATAAAACACTCATTAGTCGAACAACTCATCTGCTGACATTTCTTGATTCACCTCATCAATATCAGCTTTTGATTTTATAGCTAATATCAATGACTCAATTCTTTTTTCTAAAACTTCCTGATTTGCCCTTAACTGTTCGTTTTCTTTTCTGAGAGCGCTTATTTCCAATGTTGGTCTACCGGCTTTTTTTAACGTTCCCAGCCATGCAATAGCCTTGTTTTTTAAATCCCTACCGCCCATTCCGACTCTTGAAACCCCCTCATCTGTCATAGCCGCAAGTGATTCTACTGTAAGTACGTGCATTTTAATCAGTGTTTCTTGCTGTGCTGGGCCTATTACACCCCAGCCACGAATTGGCGTGCCGTCTAACGGTAATTCCTGCCCATTTTTCCACGCATCATACATCTTCATGTACTTATCAGCCCATTCCTGCGGAAGCCTGTCGTTAGCTACATCTATTTTTATCTGTGCCAGCCATTGCTGGACTTTGTACTTCATCACATCCTTTGAATAAGGCGGCGTTATTAACGCCATATCAATATCTTTTGCTACATAGTGCCCTGCTTCTAAAGAAGCTTTAGGGTCTTCAATTGCTAAACGTTCAAATCGGATAAATGGCATCCTTGCTTCTTGATCTGTAAAATTCTGTAAATTCATTTTTTACTCTTTTTTTGACGTGAATTGTGCAAGGCGATAGCGACTGCTTGCCTTTGTGGGTAATTTGAGGCTACCAGCTCTTTTATATTAGAGCCGATAACCTCTTTACTAATGCCCTTTTGAAGAGGCATTTTATCTTATGTTACGATTTGCATGCAGCTTGGGTAGAATATCATGCCTGAGCCATAGCCAGTGTAGGTTGCAGTTACAGTGATTGTACCAGTTGCGGTTGCAAGCTTATCCACTGTGCCAATTGCTGATCCCATGTAGACAGTAACGCCATCGGAACCTAATTTGGCAACAACAGTACTTGCTGGAATACCAGTTCCTGATAATGCTGCGCCCAAGAATGCACCATCATAACCATTAACAGCTTTCAATACTGAAGAGCCAGTGGTTGTTAAAGCGGTAAAAGTTTCAGTACCAGTAGCTGATTTGCGGTTACGGATATTGAGAACTTGTTTGCCGGTAGCGGTTGCGCCTAAAATACCGGCTGCTGCGATAGCCATAACGCCGTCTGCTGCTACAGTTGCATTGGTTTTATAAACCGCGCGGCCTGCTACTTGAAGCCAGCCGTAAGTACCGGATGCCATAGGAGCCATTGCAATACCAAAGCCAAAGCCCTGGGTTACTGCTGATGGTAAAAGCACGCCTTGATATACTTCATCAAGAACTACAGCTGAGCCTTTCAGAATAGCATCATTTGATTTGAAGTATACGAATGAACCCATACCCCAAAAATTATCCACTGCATCGACTTTTAAGCCGAGTGCATGGCGTTGCGTTGTGTCAGGTGCAAACCAATCGTTAAATGGTTGATTACCTGCATAATTTATCGCTGAAAACATAATTAACCCCTCCTTAAAGGATGATAACGCCTTGTTGAGCGCGGTTACTACAGGTTAAGTTGCCCATCCAAAGAACAGGGATAACAGAGCCGTCTTGATTGACTGGACGTTGCTCCGGAACTTCAGTAAGGTCAGCATCACGATGAACAACCAACTTCAGATATTCTGTGTTTACAAAATACATGTGCGAGCTGGGGATTCCTGAGTTACCGTCATAGAGAACGTCGGCTTTTTTGTATTTGATAGTTGAGAAGCCAGCGTTTACGCTATCTTTTTCGGTATAGCGTTTCAAAGAAACCTGGCTATTTTCAAAATACTGATAAAAAGTATTATCAGCAACAATCAAATCGGGGCAATCATCGGGGCCACGGTCGAGCAATAACCACAATGGAAGCATCATTGACCCTTCGATAGTTGTTGCGCTAGGTGTGACTGAGTTTACAGAACAGTCAAAAACTTTGTTTTGCCAGAAAGTCCAAACAGAAGCGTCGATGCCGCCGACTGTGTTTGTGTTTACATCTGCGATAATTGATTGCAAACCATTGATTTGGTTAGCCAAAGAACCTGCAGAGTAAAGGTCGTTTGAAAAGTTGTTATTGAAAGTGCGTATTGCATTTTTCATTCTTGATTTCGCAAGATTGATAATGCGTGAGTCGCCTGAGTTAATCCTCAGTTCGCGGCCTGATGCTACAACGTTAATTGCAATTTGTCGCCATTGAAATTCTGCGCTTGAGATAACGTCTGATTGTGAGATGTTAAGCGTGTCCCAGTCTGAGTATCGCTGGTAAGTGCCATTGGCTGCATAATCCAAAGGTGTAGCGATAGTTAAGCCGCCATCTTCAGTCATGTAATTGCCTTTCTTCATAATGTACTTTAAAAGAGCATTACGGTTTGAAAGGTTGTCTTTGATTTCTTTTCTGTGTTTGCGGAAAGTAGTTGATACTAATTCCGTAAATGTGCTGTTAGGTGATGCCATGAGGGCCTCCGTTAAATTAAGTGAATGATTTTTTTGTCATTAACCTGATTTTAACGGAAGCCTGTCTGGGCGTTAAAGCGGGTATAGACTGAATTTAAACTAAAATCCTGTCTGGATATTTATGTACATTAGCATGATTTTGATGTCATGTCAACTACCCATGCTTCTTAATACGTCTCTCATGGTATCATCCCACGATCCTGACGGATCAAGAGAAGCCGTTGTCCTAGACTTTGATCTGACGGTGTTTGATGTGACTTTTCTTGCTGAGTTTACAGACTTGTTTCTTTCTGCCTTTGCCTTGGCCTGACGCTCATTAAATGCCCTGTCTTGCTCTTTAGCGCGGGTAATAGGATTTGCCCAAACCGCTTTATCATAGGCTGTTTTTAAATCCATACCAGCATTTATCATCAAAATAATGTCGTCCGCAAGCTCATCAAAATAAATGTTTTCAGGTTTGCTTGCAAAGTCTTCGACTTCACGTTCAATAGAGCTATAATGATTATTTTGCTGTTCCTGTAATCGCTGCTGCTCTAATCTCTCCATTCGCTCAATGCGTTGTTGCATTTGCACCGTTTGCTGGTCCGGCTGCTTTTGCCCGTCTTGAGGAATAATGCCCAAATCCATTCCAAGGTTAATAAACGCTTGCTGACGTGATTCTATACTGCCCTCTGTT